AGCAATGTTAAGAGGAAATTATGGAGGATCGGATAATGCTGGTTCACTTATGTACATTGATGTAGATAGTCCAGAAAATGCTCCTAAGATAGAACCAATACCTCAGAATGGAGCAGATGGTTACTACACTACAATAAATGACCTAACAATACAGAAGATATTAACTGCTCATAGAATTACTTCTCCAATGCTTTTAGGTATTAAGACAGAAGGACAATTAGGAGGTAGAGCAGAGATGATTGATGCAATGCAGTTACTACAGCATAACGTTATCAATCCAATCCAACAGGATATCTTAAAACAATTAGAAATAATAATGTCAATAAATTATCCTGAAATTGTATTAGGAGTTGAAACTACGACATTATTTGATGACGGTACAACAGAGGAAGACGTAGTAACTTCAGTTGAAACAACAGATGCAGAAGATACTGCAATACAGACAGAAGACACATCAGCACCATTATTATAGAATATGACAAATACATTTTTACTATCGGAGGTTAAATTAAGAGAGTATACAGATTTAGACAATAATGTTGACTCTGCTCTTATAAAAAATGCCATTAGAGAAAGCCAGGATATAAAGCTTCAATCTGTAATAGGTACATTGTTGTATGAAAAGATAATGGATTTAGTAGATACAGATACAATAGATCTACCTGCTAACTCTAACTATAAAACATTATTAGATAGCTACATTCAGAACTACATCATATATGCTGCTTATTGGTATGCATTAGATGCTATTTACTTAAGAAGTAGAAACAACGGACTGATCAAACCTAATGGAGGAGAGAATAGTGATGCAGTAGATAGGAGTCTTTATAATCTTAAAAGACAATCAGTTGAAAGTAAAATGGAATTCTATGCTCAGAAGCTAACAGAATACATTATTGAAGAGGAACAATTATTTCCAGAGTTAAATGACTCTAATAAATTATACGAACAAAATCCTGATTACTCTAACAAATACGGTTCACCATTTGTATTCAATAAGAATTTAAGAACTGCAGAAGAGTTTATAAAGAGAGGTTTTAGAGTATATGATTCAAGTAGAAAACAATACCCTCAATAAGATATGTCTAGAGATTTAACGAATTTATATATTGACGAAACATTTCAGTACCTGACACAGATCTCTGGGTCTAATCAGGATATATTGCTGGATGGTATAGGCAATCGTATTACAGAGCTTCAGGTAACTGCTTCAAATGCTACATCGGCTTCATATGCTTTAACAGCTTCATACGCACTAAATAGTGTACCACAAGTATCAGCTTCTTATGCAGTATCTTCTAGTCAAGCAGAGAATTCTAACAACATTAGAGTAGTTGACGATACAGCAGATTTTGACAATGCCATACCGTGGGTAAATGGAGGAGGGACAATCTCCCCAGTATATAGTCAAACAACAGGCAACTTTACCTACAACCCAGCAGAGAATACTTTAAAAAATGTAAGCCTACAAGGTAATGCATCTACAGCCACAAGTGCTTCATATGCTTTAACAGCTTCATATGCTTTAAATGCTGGAGGAGGAGGATTTCCTTATACAGGATCAGCTTTAATAACTGGTTCATTAGGAGTAACTGGAAGTTTAAGTGTTAATGCTGGAACAGAGAATATAAATCTTACTAGTAATAAAACAAACGTTTATGGAGATTTCAGACAAGAGATAGCTGTTACAGGATCTTCAAACTTTGCAATAAATGCAGTAGGAGTAGGAGGTTTATTAATGTCGGTTGGAGGGTATGATCTAGGTGGAGGATGGAATAGTACTGCCAATATGACATTCTATGGAGCAGATCAAGCATTCTTCTCAGCTCAAAATGATTTCTATATCAAGAACATCTACAATGATACAGGTAGTATTACAGTATGGTCTGAAAATGATTTAACATTAAGAGGAGATACAGGAGTAGTAATATATGGAGGTGATCCTTTTACAGGTATTAGCCCACAAGAGACTATAGATTTACAAGGTAAAGCATTTGCTAACACAATAGCTTCAAATATAAATGGATTTTCTACAACTATTAATCGAGATTCTACTGTAAAAGGATTTGTAAGAGCATACGTAGAAGACCCAATGATAGTAAATCCAGGTAAAACTGTATCAGTAGAATCAGGAGCAACACTAAGAGTAATAGAAGAGTTTGGCTCTACAGCGGTATCAGCATCTTATGCCGTGACAGCCTCACATGCTTTAAATGCAGGTAGTTGGAATGGACAGTATAATGGAGATGCCGGAATAACAGGGAGCTTAGAAGTAAAAGGAGATCTTATAGTAAGTGAATCTAATAGCTTAAACGTAAATGGACATAATCAATTCCATTATGGAGCTTTTTATGATACAACCTCACAATCTGGTTCAGCAGATACAGCACACTATGTTAAGTTTAACACACAACAGACTTTACATGCTTCTGCAGGTGTAACGATGGTATCAAATACACAAGCTACTTTTACAGAAGAAGGAACTTATGATTGTATCTTAGAAGCTTCTTTAACAAAAACTACAGCAAATGCACAGACAGTTTCTTTATGGATAAGAAAAAATGGAATAGATGTTCCGGCATCAAGAAAGCAGATAACGTTACAGGGAAGTGGTGCAAAAGTAACCGTATCGTTTAACTGGGTACAGCATATCGAAGCAGGAGACTATATAGAGTTTATGTGGTCAACACCATCAGCCAACATACAGTTTCAAGCTTTAGGAACAGATGTAACACCAACCAGACCATCAGCACCATCAGCATACTTAAACGTTAACCAAGTAGGATAATTTAAAATATATATATATATAATGAGCACTTTAAAAGTAAACGCAATTGAACCGTATTCAGGCGGTACAGTAACAATCACAGGAGCAACAGTAGAAAATGCTACATCTGCTTCATATGCACTAACAGCATCCTTTGCCTTAAATGCCGGAGGAGGAACAGATCTTCTACCGTTAAACAATACATGGACAGGGGCAAATACCTTTAACCAAGAAGTTAACTTATCCGGAGGAGCTCTTGCACCGTATCAGGGTGCGGTTAAACCTATAAGAGTTTTCTTAAGCGGATCTGGGGGAACTTTTCCAAATATACAGTTAGGCGGTTTTGACTTCGGAGGACAACCTTTTGGTAGTATAGACGTAAACCAAGCAGCTGGATTTAATATAAACGTATATGAACCTGCAAGTAATATAAGAATGTCTGTAGGAGCAGGTGGAAATATAAACACCGTTGCAGATGGATTTAGGGTAGAACCTACCACAACAGGATCTTTTAACTCCATCCAGATGTCGTCTCAAGGAAACTTCTTCTCTGACTACTATGGGTTTATGGCTTCTGAAAACAGGCTTGCTGGAAGTCCAAACAACGGAAATAGTAACGCAACTGTAGGAGCACAAAACAAAGCTTCTTTAACAGTTAATGCTTTCCCAACAAACGGAGCATATGATGAACTTTTCGAAGTAATCGTAGATGCTAACGGAGCAACGTTACAAGACTGGGTTCTTCCTTCTTATACACCAACACCGTGGTTAAATATTCCACAGCAAGGTACACCATCTTTTAAAAGAGGATTAGATGTACAAGGAGGTACTATGACTCTACCAGGTTTAGGAGACTATGTAGATGATGCTGCTGCAGCAACAGGAGGTGTTCCGGTTAACGGAATATATAGAACAGGAAGCACGTTAAAAATCAGAGTATCTTAAAAATATAATATATGAGCAATTTTACACAAGAGCAATTAGAAGCAATGACCAAAGAGGAATTCTTTGCATTAACTCAAGAAGAGAGACTAGCTATTAAAAAACAGCAACTCGGTACCCCAGAAGAATAAGAATATGACTAAAGAAGAAATAGATCAATTAGCAGCAGAACAACACGCTGCATTTATAACACAGCTTATAACTAAAGTAGAACAAGAGTAGGTTTTTTCTTTCCTTTCTGCCCATTAGTATAGTTTCCCTACTCTAATAGAAGCCACCCAACTTAGGGTGGTTTTCTTTTTTTATGACTAATTATAATAAAGTAGTTGGATCTTAACTTTTTTTAGACTAACTTATTATTATTATAGATAATATAAAATATATGTATAAAGAATTATCACAAGATGAAAAGATGATAAGAAAAGAGATTGAGAAGATTTATCCTCAATTACTTATCAATGCAAGAAAGACTTGTGGATATGCTTTCGATAAACACGGATTAGATTTAATAGCAGTATGTGTTGAATTCTTCTTAAATAAACCATTAGAAGATCAATTAAAGACTATAAAAAATAATAAGTTAGAAAATTTTATCACTTTTATGATGGCTATGCAGCTAAAGAGTGGTAGTAGTAAATTCTACAAGTACTATAGAAAGCACCATGAGAGTCAAAGAGAGTTATACTTTAATTTCGATTATGGTAGTAAGTATATAGAATCAAATGACGCATTCAGAGATGAAGAGTCTGAAGTAATAACTTGTATCCAGTGTGAAATAGACAAATTAGATCCTTACTTTAAAATGCTAGTACAGGAGAAATTAATAGGAGAAAAGACATATACTTACATCTCAGAGAGATATGATATAAATTACAGTTCTTTAAAAAAGGATACTAACAAAGCAATTAAAACTATACAAGAAAAATGCAAGCACTTATTATAAGCACCATAGCAAATGTTATTCTCATAATCTTAGTTCTCTCATTGTTTCGAAATAGAATGATAGAAGTATATAGGAACTATAAGATTAAAAGAGAGAGACAGAGAGTTACACGTAGTAAAGAAGAGATACGTAAGATAGTAATAGAGTACTTAGAAGAAATAAAGAATGGATAATATATTTAACATAATAGGAGTCGCAGTCATAGGAAATATGGTAGCATATTGGTTCCTTCCCATACAACCGGCAAAGAGGCGCTTTATCGATTTATTTAGTAAGTTTGGTTCCCTTCATAGTGTTTTAGATAAAGCATTGAACTGCTCCAAATGTATGTCGTTTTGGCTTTATTTGATCGTTTACCAAGACGTTATAGGAGCAGCTCTTTGCTCGTTTGTTGGGTACTTAATAGGATTCACAATAGATAAAATACAATATTGGTATGAACATTAAAGATATAGATTGGCTGTTACATACCTTTCCAACATTTAGAGGACGGACTATTAGAGGAGAGGTATTGGCAGCTTATTATAGAGCAGAGATGCTTTTAAATGGTTGGGATAAAGAAAAAAAAAGAACTTGCGGATGTCAATTAAGAAGTTTGGCAGAAGGAGTTGATAAGTTATACACTAAATGGTTATCAAATAATGAGAAGACACTACCTAACGAAGAATGAGTATGAAACGGCCGAACATAGAATTTATAATGACCTACCTATTTTTATGGCTGAGGATCTATCCGAAATACGTTCTAAGTTTAATGAAGAAAACATCAAAGAGTTATTACTACCAGAAGAAGAGTATAGACAAATAAAAGAAGCAGACCAGTTTGTAATAACATCATATGGTAGAGTAATAAACACACATACTAAATCAGTAATAAAGCCAAACATAACAGCTAACACAATACACTACCCATTAAACTGTGTACATTTAAACTGTAGAAGAGATTTTAAAACACTTGGATGGAGGTATGACCATAAAGAGGTAGTAAAGAGGTATGTGGAGAATAACTGGAGATATAGGAAGACATATAAAGGAAAGGTAGAAGACCTATTTATCTGATATAATAGCAATATAATGAGTAGTATAGAGAGACACGGTAAGATAGAGGTAGATACAAGAGTTAATGAGTGTTACCATCTTAGATATGAACAACCAGAAAGTATCACCCAAGTTAAATGGGTTGAATATTGCCATGAGGCATATGGGGATAGAAGTGAACAACAGTATTGTGCATATTGGGCTAAGGCTAAGGAGAAGTATGATGAGGGTTGGAAAGAAAGACTTAATAAGTTATTAGGTCCAGCCACAGATGAATTATATACCCT